ATTTGTTGTTGAGTATTTTCAGGAGAAACTTTAAAATAACCCTCTTCGTCTATTAATCCTAGTTTAAAGGCATTTAATTGACTAAAGGGTTTTGTAATATCCTGCAGAAATTTATACATGGTAAATGATGATATTGTTTTATTAGTTATATCGTAACTCATATTTCTTCCTTCAATTTTTTTAGCACCTTATGATCAATTGGTATTTGATCTAAGTCCAATTCCGGTATCTCTGGTGGCAATCTGTCTAAAAACAATAAACATGTTTTTAAAGTAGAATAGTACTTTTCTTCTATTTTATGGAATAGAATTCTAGCAGATGGCAAAACACCAAAGACGTTGTTGAAGACAATCAAATGATTTACTATAAGCCTAGACTTAAAATCATCGTCTTGTTCGTAACGACTAAACAAACGTTTCAAATACTTAATCCTGCTCACGTCTTCTGAAAATTCATCTATATCTCTACAGTCTGGATTTTCATAATTTTGAAGTGCATAATCAAGAAAGTTTTTAGAATTAAGCTTCTGGTTCTCCATCGACGCCTTCCGATTGTTTAACTACTTCTGCAGTTATATCACATAAACCATTGGCAGTTCCTTTGTTTATATTTAAACTATAAGAACTACCTCCATCAAATCCGGTCTCATCATCAAATTCATCGTGGGGAGTTTCTGGACTCTTTCCAAACGCACCACCTAGTCGAGAAAGCTCAAAAGTATTTTGACCGTCTCTCAATTCGGTATTCTTATCGTACTTAAAATCCAAACCAAGAAGATTTATCTTAGTTTTAAATACTCCAAGGTGAGCATTAGGCTCATCTTTTTTATCTTTCCAGAATGCATTAGTAAAGGAGTTTACTCTGTTTAGATTATCCTCTTTACCAATATCGAAAATACCCTTTCCATATGCCTTAATGGCAGAATTTGGATTTGTCTTTACAAATGTATCTCCAAATCCACCACCAAAAGTATGTTCTCCACTGCTTTCTGTGATTCTTCTCTTTAATTCCTTAAAGGTTTTCATAATTCCTCCTGATCTGGTTCTTCATCTTTAGTATATAGATCTTTTACATTCATTATAAGTTCAGCTAATTTTTTCTTGACTTTATCTGGTGATTTTTGAAAACCACAATCTGTGCCAAGTGTCATAACAATATGATCTCTGTCATATTTTTCCTGCTTATCCATCCTATTGCTATCTTTGTATGATTCTTTAACTAATTCTACTTTTTCATTTATCAACAAAAATTCTTTTACTGTTTTGCCATCTTCATTTATCATACTAGAAACATAAGATGTGTTTCCTATTCTATTTGTATTACCTACAATATAAAAATTCTCTTTTATTTTCACAACCATTTCTGGTTTTAATTGTCTTGGGGTTAACTCTATTTTATTTTTCATCTTTTTTCCAATTCTTTTCGTATCCAAAGAAGGTCTGTTTTAATTTCTGCCAAATCAGATCTTATTTCTAACCTAAAAGTTTCGGCTACATCTAATCTACCATCCAAGTCTTCTAACTCAGATTCTATAGAATCTAATCTAAAATTATATTGCGTATCTTTAGATGCAGCAGTCCAAACAAAGTTAGCTATTGTCAAGAACCAACCAATTAAAATAGCTGCTACAACTAATTGTGTTTTTGCTTTTTCTTTAGATTCCTGAGTCATTTTCTACTTTTCCTTTTTTTAAGTAGATGTTGTGGAATAGTCATATATGGAGTGTCAAAGACGTACTTTAGTAACAACTCATCAGTTCCCTCTTCACCTGCACCATGTTCTTCCTTTACAGGAACTTTATTGTCGCCTCTATTAGACGATCTATCTCGTACTCTTGTATTACCGTTACTGTTATTTAGTGGATTATGATCTTTATGATCTATATCTTTCCCATCACCTTTAGAAACTTTTCCATTTTTTTCTGCTTCTGAACGAGCTGCATTTCTGCCCGCACGTCTTTTCTTTTGGATTGGTTTTGAGTGATACTGGTTATACTCTTTTTTATAATCACGCTCAGTTTCTTCACCTAACCTAAGAGCATCGCTGTCATAATATTCCACGTCTTTCTCTACATCAACATAGAAAGTTCTGTCTCCTATAGAGACTTTAGTATAATCTCCCTTTGAAAGAGATCCTACTGCATCTAAATTAATATTTCTAATTACAATGCTAGAAGCAGAGAGATTAAACAATGACAAGAATCCAATAAGAAGTGATGGATATTGTGCCAAATGTTGCTCTAGAAAAAGCTTTGCGTCGTTCTGATCTTCTAGCAAATCAAAATACTCGTTTAATTGTGGGTATGATTGCATTCCAACTTGATTGTTTTGTTTAGCTGGTATATCACCAGTTTCTGGTGAAACAGGAGGACTTGTGCCATTTATTAACAAATCGTACATTTGATCGAATGGAGTTGCTGGATCTAAAGAAGATAATCTAATATTTAATTGTGTCTCTCCTAGTAATCTGTTAATTGAAATTTCATTTAGAGGAGTAAATTTTAAATTTGTACCATCTCTAGATGTACTCATGAGAGTGTTAGCAATACCAGGAGATCCCTTTTCGAATTTTTGAGATCCTGTTAATGCTTCCATCACTACACTTTTTTCCATATTATTGTTAGATTCTAATATTGATTCCAATGAAGATATAAATTCTCGTTTTATATTTTCTCCGCTAGAAAGAATATATTTCTGTTCAATGCTTTGTTTATTATCAAAGTTAGTAGCAACAGTTATAAGTTTTTCTTTTAATTTTTCTAAACTCTTTTTTATTTTAGGATCAGTCTCTATTGACTGAGCTGCTTGCTCTAATGAGAATTGGAATAAAAAGTTAGCTTCCTCATCTACAACTATTTTCATTTCATCGTAAACTACAGCAACTGTGTAGACAGTTCCCCTTTCATCCTGTACAATTAAATCTGTGTTTGGTTCAGCTACATCTCCAATTAACTTTTTAAAGGTCTTTGAGACTGGGTATGATTCTTCCGCTGTGGTAACGGTAAAATTACCCTTAACCTTCTCTCCTATTTGCTGATACGCACGAATCGAAGCATCCATTAATGTTTGACTCTGACCAAAAAATTGACTTATTGTTTGTACATCAACTTGTTTACCACCAGTGCTGTTAGCAACCAAAGAAATGCCTTGGGCTATAGACTCCGGAGCATGATCCCAATCTGGATAAGTTGATTTTGTATCTTTTCTTTCTACACCATCTTTGGGATAATCATAATGATCACTTCTGACTATTTCTGATTTCTCTTTCTTTTTCTTTTTGACAACACCAAGTAATCTGTTGGATGTTTTTGATGCTTCAAATTCATCTTGAGTAGACATTTCCTGTGCGACATTAGGAGTCACTTCTGGTTTGGGAGGCTGTCCCGGAGCTTCTCCATATAAAAGCTCATGCTTACCGGAGCTAAAATCACTCTTTGGAATTAAACGTATCTTACCATCTTGATTGGTTTTTACTATGATAACACGCTTCCAAGGACTCGAACCCTCAGACTCTTTCTTTCTGTCTACTTTTTTTCTTTCCTTGTCTGCCTCTTTTTGTCCACCACCCTTGGATCGAGCCTTCTGTACAGCACGCTCTCTTTCCACCTGATTTGCTTTTGTAAACTCCAAAAGCTCGTCAGTGAAAGACGAATCGATCCATTTTTGTTCTTGCATTAATTTGATAATTTCATTGTCCATAAGAAAATCCTAGAATAGATGCCCCAGTTTTATGTATAAAAATAGGGGAGCAGGTTTCCCTGCTCCCCATGTTATTTCGTCGGCAGTTAAAGGGTTTGCTGCTGGATCACCCCCTTTCGTGTACAATAAAACAATCACCGACGAAGATAACTTACTTCATTCGTAATAATTTGTTGAATTGAACGATGGGGAAGGAATTGCAAATTCAATATTTTTATTAAACATATTAGGTTTTCCCTTCATTTGTATTTAGCATAAATCATTTTTCAATCCGGTCTTTTTAATAATTTATATCCCTTATGCTGCTTTCTCTCACCCCGCAATGTGCCATACATTGCTGCCTTATTTAGATCATTTTCTCTGCAAAATTTAGAAAAAACTTCCACTATTTCTGTTCTATTATCGGGTGTTTGTATGACATACTTGTCAGTAGTATCTTCTACTGGTTGCCATTTTAACATACTACCAGATCGATAGAATTTACCTCCAAAGATATCAAGGAAACTCTTCCTGTGTATAAATTTTCTTGAATCTTCGTTTATTCTAACCCAGGTGGGACTGTTTATTTTATTTACGTCTTCTTTAATATACATTTTATTTCTCCATTTCAGTTATCATATTAAATAGTGTTTTACACACATAATATGCATCAACAATATCAGTAACTGGATTATTTAGGGTTTTCATTCCAAGTTCATCCATTAAATCTACGCTAGTTTCTAGTTTAAATGCATCATACATAAGATCTTTTCCAGAATTACCCTTTCCGGTAGCAAATTTTTTCACAGTAGAAGGAGGTATAGTTTCAAGAGGTATACCCTTTCCGAATAACTTGTATTTAAGAATACCCGTGTTTTCTGCTATATTGAAAACTCGTCCAGTAGCATTAAATGCATAATTTTCTATGGCAATTTGATCAGAAAAGTCACATTTATCTACTGCCCAAGAAGAAATGCTATCGTATCTTTCTTCTTCTGAATTATATTCCTCGAATGATTTACCGAAAAATCTATTACAGAATACATCCGAATATTTCTTTCTATTGGAAAGAAAATGAAAAATGCAATTGTTGTAGTCCCATGAGTCTCCAACATGAATGCACAATGCGGGTGAAGTTATACTATAATCAATACCAGTTATTACCATAGTAAAAATATATAGGCGCCTCACAAAGAAGCGCCTATAAATACAGAGGTGATCCAGCAATGATTTTTTTCTGTATACACTATGTATACAAAAAATACTTTAAATAAAAAAAAGGGTGTCTTGTGTAGACACCCCTTTTCATAAATTAATTCAGAAGCTGATAGATCCATCTCCACGATCAATCAAATCGGGGTTTCCTAAATCTCTCACCTGTCCTCTGTTACGTCTCTGTGGACGTTCAACACCAACAGCCTTTGCACCACTATCCCATAGACCTGCAATGTTCTTCGCAGTCCAAGCAACACCACTGGCTGAGAATGGAAGAATTGCAAAAACAATCAACCATACTCCAATAGTTACACCAAAAATCCTCTTATTAAACCAACCACACGGACACGTATTTGCACAGGGAGCCTTACATACATTCTTATTAGTCATATCATATTCCTTTAGTAAATTAATCATTTAGTCAAATCAACAATTTCACACGAAGATCCAGAACAGGCCATTGTCTGAGATCCAGAAGTATTATCTTCTTTCTCATAATCTCCGAGTTCATTCCAGTCAACATCTACTGGCATTTTCTTGAGCATATCTTCGTACTCTCTCCAAGTACAATCCTGATAGGGTGCTTGACGATATGAATGATCACTATGTGGCAAGAATGAAATTCCAGAAATCTCATCAAAGTGATCATATACCCATCCACCCACACTAGGCCATTCTTCTTCCTTAACCGTAATCGTAACGGATGGTTTATGCTCACACCAGTGCCGTTGGTAAACTAACCACAGTTCAAGTTGTTCAATCGCTGTCATGTCATTGCGAGTGACACAACCAACAGGTGATTGAACAGGGAAGGAGAACACAGTGACATGATCTGGTTTCATGACATCTGCTTCATTCGGAAACCCTTTGTCTTTCATGAATGAACATAGGGGATCCTTGTTGTCTGCACGCACTGTACGGATGTACTGAGCGTTGTGACGAGCGTGAATACCAGACGCTGCGTCGGTCAATTGAGAAACGGTTCCAGATGGTTTCACGCAGGTAATTGCAGCAGACTGAGGAATACCGAGAATATCAGCATGTTCCTTGTTTACCTTAATTGATTGACTGCGTAGTCTTTGTAGAGTTAAATCCAATCCATCTACCTTTCTCGTTACTTCTGCATCCATTATACCAGTAAGTGACACACCAAGCAAGCGTTCTTCTTCACAATTTTTCTTCCAGTCACCAGAGATGAAGCGGAAGTTGAGAAGTGTTGACTGCCACGTTCCAAGAATAGTGGCAAGTTTTACCTTGCGTGCCAGACTCTTGGGTGTGTCATCTTCGCGGACAATGACTTCCGTGAGGTTGCAGAACTCACGGTCTCGTAGAATAATTTCAGAGCAAGGGTTAGTTCCAAACAACTGATCCGCATCGCGGGTTCGGTATTCTGGATCCATCTTGGTTCTGAATGCGTTTGCCTTTTCAACCTGCTTCTGTGCTGCTTCGCGGTTGAAGATTCCACGCTCACCACTCTTTGACTTGTATAGAGCGGTCCACTCTTCCATAAATGTACCAGGCTCTGGTTTTTCTTTGTAGGATACAGAGTTGTTTGCAAGTGCTCTCTGTGAATCTGCTTCCCACCACGCACCACTCTTAGCATCCCGCATACGCTCGTCAGTGAGCGATGAGAGGGAGATTAGTGCAGATCGACGAACACCCCCTACAACAACAATCTCTGCAATCTTGCAGATGATATCGTGACATTCTATCGAATTGAGTTTTCTACCGCTTGCTTTTCTAAAAGTATCAACGGTGAATCGAAAGAGATCTTCTAGTGGTTCTGGTCCTGAAGCTCTACCCCCAAATGTCTTGAGTCGTGCGCCAGCAGGACGAACTTTACTAACATCCCACTTCGGAACCTGACCTCCAATTAGAAGGCTAAACAGTTCTCGGTATGCTTTAGCCCAACCCATCTTTGAATCTTTGACAACAATAGTTGTATCGCTATCTTCAAACTCTTCTGATATTGTCGGTAGGGTTTTAATGAGATCGCGTTCTACAGAAAACCCGACTCCAGTTCCACACATAAGAATGTATAGAATCTCATCAAACGATTTTACTTTAGACGCACTAACATATGAACAGTTATATCCTGCAACATTGTCCCTCTTTAGAGCCTCACCTGCTGTCATGAGTGCCCGCATGGACGGCATAATCTCTAGGTTTAAAACTGCAGTTTCTAGTTCTTTTCTTAATTTATCAGGGACATCATAATTACACTCTTCTGTTAGATGTTCCTGAAAGAAATCAAAATACCTCGAAACTGTTTCTTTCCAGGTTTCTCTTCTACCCTCTTCTTCTAGCCATCTAGAATAACGGGAAAGATGAATAAATGCTTGATATAACGAAGGTAGTTCTTTGCTCATGTAAATAGACTCCAGTCACATAATAATATAAGTGTTATTATATAGAAAAAAATAACAATGTCAACAATAAGATTTATTCAATTTAGGACAAAACTGAGGAAAGCACCGCCAGGAGCAACTTCTGCAGTAGCACCCTCACATTCGACGGGTCCTGTGCCTCCCTGGAATCTCGACCCGGCTCTCCCAGGAGCACCATAAGAATCTTGATCGAGTTCTGTATCTGAATTTATTGAATTGTTTTTTGCATCATTGAAGTCTGCATCAAAAATAGTAATTGCCGCTGTACTTGTGGTACTACCAATAAACGTTGTTGGAGTTCCACTAAAAACAGTACTGTTGCCAGGGATTTCGACCACTCCACCATATTTAGTAATTTGAACTTGTTTCGTAGCTCCCACAATCGATCTATCTGGAATTTCAACCGTACAAGTTATGAATAAAGCATCTCCGTCTGTGGGTTCGTGTCCACTATACACACCAAGAGGGATTTGATTTCCCGAACCACTCTGATCATCCCCAGGTCCATAATGCACTGATTGCACACTACCTGGAACGGGAGGACTGTCGCATCCATCACACGACCACCTACAGGACACACAGCTAAAATTACAAAATACAGTATTGTCGATCTTGTCGATTGCAGATTGAATTGTATCACGGAATAGAAGGTCACCGACCAGTTGGGCGTTGTCCTGTCGAGATGCTCTAATTTCGACTGTAGTCACCGTCTTCAGTGAGTTCGGAGAATCTCTTTTGAATACAACAAAAATATTATCAGATTTACACAAGTTTTCTAAATCATAATTTACAACAATACCACCACCACGAGATCCCACACATCCAGTCTGAACATTATCACAATCATTAAACCTATCACAAAAATTACAAAAAATACCGCCGTCGTCGAGAGAGGATGCGGCGACAAGTTGACCCTCACCCTTAAATAAAGGTCCACCCTTCGTCGGATCCCACATCTTTCGTCCTATCATTTCCCAATACTGTGGATGCCTTGGTGGCTGAAAATCTTCACTCAAGAAATATCTTGTGTCATATAGAGGCCATCCGTGATGCCGGAGAGAGTTTCCTGCTGGAGATCCGCCAGTCTGACAATCAAAGATATTAGTACACGAGCAAGGCTCACATAGATTAGTCGGATCGGGGTCTGGGCAAAGTGCGGGATCGAAGTTAGAACAACAATTATCATTCTGACAGTTATAAACTCTACTCTGTCCTTCATTTCCTGCTTCTTGAATGAACAATTTTAAGTTTTTTACACTTGAATCGAGTAGATGTACTGCTCCTCCGTTGGGAGCTGGAGCTGCAGTATTAACAACGCCCAGAATGTTTTCAGTAGCGATAAAGTCACTAAATGAAGGGTGAAAGAAATCACTGGTGCTTGTATCTGCATCCTCTGCTTTGGTAGTATATCCAAATGATTCTTGAGAACCAGCACCCAGACCGGTTCTTGCTACACATGATACTGTCCCGTCATCTTCCTGGGAAGAGTACTGCGGTCTGAAAGTTGTTTTTTTAGCGTTTAACAAAATTATGACCTCTTATGATATGGAACATAGTTTATGAGAACATCGAATTTACCCGTATCCGGTACGGCATTATTGCTGTCAGGATTAACCACTGTGATATTAAAAGCTCCAATATTATCATTTTGATCCGGAAGAGTTATACCATGTTCTAACTCTGTACCAGTTTGATCACTGAGGTAAACGTTTCTAATGTTCGAATGTGCCCCATTCAACCAATAATTAATCTTGTTGTTTGCATCCCAACTAACTGCAGTGCTACTAGCAGGCTGTTGGATATAAAGTGTGGTAGAACATCCTTGCTTGTCAAAGTTACTCAATGACACTCCTATTATTGAACCCATACCAGAAGTCAGTCGAAGTGTCTGAACAGGAGAGTTATTACCGTCAATTTCCAGAATAGTCCTGCCACCTGCTCCCGCTGCGGCTGATGTCACGACATCATTCTGCACAGCTTCTCTGTAGTTTGATAGAACTACTCTAGTATCGGAATCTTCTGATGTCAGTTGAGATGATCCTGCTGGATTGTTCCCATTGTTGAATATAAACTGATCCTGGGATCCTGCGACTGGTCCAGTTACACCAGTTGCACCAGTTGGACCAACAACACGTCCTACGTTTAGCGGAAGCCCGATGATATTTTCGTCCGCATCAATTCTAGTAATGAATAAATCATTATCAACAATTGCTGCTGCTGTGAAACCAAATCCAGTCACACCAGTTGCACCAGTGACACCTTGAAGTCCTTGATCACCAGATGCACCGTAGAGAAGAATATCCCAGAAAACGGATTCTGGCCCGGGACGCTGATTACCGATTGGTTGATCTGCTTTTGCTATCCATAATGCATCGAACACACCATCGGGATATCCGATGGCATTGTCAGGTTTCGGATATCTCACAACATCACCCACGGTGTATGACTTGTTAGAGTCGATCCAGGTTCCTCTAAAATCGAATCCAGTTGCACCAGTGATACCATCTGAACCTATGGTTCCATTATCTCCCTTGTCACCCTGA